ATAGTCACAACGCTGTTTTGCACTAACTTACCTGTTGTACCGTCAAACCTAACAATGGCATTGTCTGTGGCACTTGATGGGCCTACAACGTCGCCACCTGTTGCCCCTGCTGGATCATTCATGAGCAAGAATTGCGTACCGTCATACATCACATCAACAATCGAATTAGCCGCAATGGTTCCAGATGCAATCGCTGTAGCATCTTGATACGTAATGTTCTTAGCACCACCACCATTGACGTTGAGCGTTGATGCCGTGGTATTGGCATTGCCTGCCTTAAATTGAATTCGTAGCCCAGCCGAATACGTTGTGGACACACCTGAAAGCGTCACGACATAAGCATTTGCAGAGCCTGTATCAGGTGCATAGTTGCTATAGGTGTTAGCGTCATTTAAGGCTGTTGCAACCGTGCTGAAGTCAGCATCAAGGTTAGACAACGGAATAGCCGTTGTTGCCGTAGCAAATGTATTGGGGATGGTGACAGGCTTAGTCATTAGAACCTCACTCTTAATTCATGTTCAAGCTGGAATCCGTTATAGGTAAACGCTGGTGACGTTGAAGTCACCGTAAACCCAATGTATTTGCCATATTGCTGGGCATCGTACTTGTACAACGCATAGCCAGTCGGTGTCCATGCCACCGTTTGACCACTATTGTTTGTCCAAGTAATGGTTTGCAAATAAATGTTGATCCAAGACGACCCATTGGTCAATGTAATCGTCGGTGAGACTTGATTCTCTGAATCAACCGTTGCCGAGATCGTACCAACGCCACTCGAAGCTATGGTTGCTTCAACACCAATCTTTAATGCTTGCTTGGTTCGTATAGGATCATTCAATGCCCATAACGCTGTCTTGACGACAGAAACAATTGAAGACGTTTGGTCATTGTAAAGTTTGTAAATTTTACCGTCTTCTCTAACACCATAAGCATTGACCAAACCAGACTGAGGTGACGATGCCATGTGCGTCACAGCACCCATGTCAGTCACAAACCATTTGCGATCAAAGAACACTAATTGCAGTTTGCGCAAAGTTCCTGAATCGTTGTAAGTCACACACCATGCGGCAACCAAGATGTTGTAGATCAAGGCTTGGCAAGCCGTCACTGGGTAAGAGAAATCAATGTTTGGGAAAATGTTGTCAAGCGAGTCACTGATCTTGGTGGTTGTTGCACCCACTAAGGCATACACGCCATAGCGATTCATAAACAACACAGATCGAAAATAGGCAAAAATACCCTCTGGCAAGTCTGAACCTATTGATGCACTGACGTTTGTGTTGGTAAAAAGTGTCGCCCCTGTTGTAGCGCTCACCCTGACATCAGAAAACACGTTAATAGAATCTGTGCCAAACACGTACAAAAAGTTGTTTGCAGAAAGCAACTGCGTAATGTTGCCATGCAACGTACCGTCAGTAATGGTGATATTGCCTGCTGAGACCGTACCAAAGTCAGTGTAAGAATTAACCGCTGAGTAGTAAACAGTTCGATCTTTGGCAATCCACACCCTGCCTGAAAACGTGCTAATAGCTTGGCCTGTCAGTGATAGCAAGGAAACAGTGCCTGTGAACCCAGAACCACCCCCTGAACCTGCAATGCTAATGGTGGGCGCTGATGTATAGCCAGACCCCGCCTCAGTAATGGTTACGTTGGTGATAACACCGCTTGATTGCGTTGCGGTCGCAGTTGCTTGTACACCACCTGTTTGATTTGGCGCAGACAAGGTGACAGTGATCGTGCCTGCATACGATGTACCGCCATTGGTAATAGTCACACCATTGGCAGAACCAATCTTGACCAAGTTTGTGCCGTCCCAATCAAAGTATCCTTTGGTTGGATCAATGATGAGAACACGCTCATTTTTCCATTGCGCAGCCTGAACGCCTGCCGCTGAAAACGTTGCGGCTGCTGCAACCGTTGATAAAACATTGGTTGTCAGGTTTAGGGCTTGGCAACTACCGTCTGTTTGAAAGTACAGCATGTAGTTGGTTGCGCCTATATTGGCTGAAAAGACATACTCGGCAACGCTAGCCAAAATAGCAAACAACGATACTGTGCCACCACCTGCAAGCGTACCTGTTGCACTTGCAACAATTTGATCGCCTACAGCAGGTATAGCGGTCAATGAGGAAAACAACGCCTGCCATTGGCCTAGCGTGCTACCACCAAGTGCAGCAACAATGTAGGTCTTGCCGCTCGTTACTGAGGTGCCAGCAGCGGCTGTTACCCGTGCATAGTTAGGAATAATTCTGAGATTGCCATAACCAACAGGCATTGCATTTTCAAGCCATGCAAATTCATTCTGATCAATGGCCGTGCGATTGGCCTTCGTATTGATGCCCTTAAAGTCCTTGGTAACGTGGTAGGACTTTCGCTGTTCCGTCTGGGCCATGATTAGTAAGGCTGCGAGAAGGGCGTTGGCATACGGCGCGTCATTGAAGAAGCAATGACTGAACGTGCTTGCTTTTCATATTCCGCTTTGAAAATCTCTGCTTCCCCGTAACTCTGTTCTTTGTACTTAGCAAGGTAAGCGGCATAGAACTTGACGGGTGATGTGTAGGGTGACGGGATCGGCTCTGTCTGAGAGTCGCTTAATAAGGCAATAGGCAAAACAATCGTATCAAGTTCAATTTGATAGTTTTGATCTGGCACAGGCCCAAAGTAAATGGTGTTCAAACCATAAAGGGAAAAGCCAATAGGACGGCCTGTGTAGTTCTGCCAGAATCGCAACTGTGCATTAAAGTCCGTCCAGGCTAAGTAACGCAAAGGAATGCGTGTATTGCCCCAGTAAAGATTTAGGTTGAGCACATCAAGAATGCTTGCGCCATAGCTTGGCAACGTGATCGTTGTCAGATCAAGCGTTTCTTGATTGTAGGTGGCAGTGCTTGAAGCGAGATAGCGTAGACAACCAGTGTCACGCACAATGCGATCACGGGCAGAGTTGATGTAGTCGGTCAGCTCTGTGTCTGACCAAAAGACTCCGGTAGCATCATGCAAGAGCCTTCTGACTTCTGCAATATAGCCCGTAAACGTGGCTGCCATGAACGCTCCATCTACTTAAGTAGCCTGCTCTTGGAATTTCGCCCCAGCCTTTGGCCGACGACCCAAAGGAGGGGCTACTCGTTCCACCAGCGGGGCTAACGACTGGCCTGTGCGAATTGGCTCTTTGGTAAACTGAAACTGGTTGAGCCGCGACATCGCTCGATCCCAATCAGTGCTCATGCGCAACCAACCAAGCCTAATCAAGTACGGTTCTTTGTTGTCATCACCATACCCAAAAATATGTCGTGCCACTTCAAGCGGCACAGGTACTGAACGATCTGGAGGAAAGTCAAACTTTTGATTGCAGAACCTGCCCTCAGCGTGTTGACTCCCTCTGTTCGTTACGTAAATCACGCTTCAAGTATGTCGCCGTAAACGTATACATCAGCAGTCGCTGCACCACCTTGCGCCGTCGTAAGCGACAAATAAAGGTTAGGTACTGACGACTTCACGGTGATATTTGCGTTACCTGCCGTATTCAGCGTTAAGTCTAAAAACAGCGCTGACGTTGTAAGCGTTGAGTAAGCCTGGGACGCTGCAACAACTGCTGTGCCACCTTTGCTGACAGCGGTATAAATACCGCCAGCAGCCGTGCTCAGTGACGTTGAAGCATTGGTCACCACAATCCGTCTTAGCACAAACTTAGACGGATTACTAAACATGGTGATCTGTTGATCAGTGGTCACATTCATGTTCGCAGCGATCAACTTCCCAAGCAGGATACCTCCGAACTGTTGCGGCAATAAACTGCCGACTTTGTTGGCATCCATGCTTAACTCCTATTACGATGCGTTGTAAGTACCGCTTACTGCCAAACCACCGTTGATCGTTGCCAACTGCATGGTTGCAGCCTGCGACGTCGAGGTGTTTGAAAAGCGTACGTTAATACCGTCTGAGAACAACACACCACCGACGTTAACGGCAATAGTGTCTGTCCAAGTCGGCGTGTCATTAAACGTCGTTTGCACTTTCACACTTGCATTGGGTTGAAACAGGTACATACCTGCTGGAACCAATGCGGTGCC